ACTCTGAGACCATTTTTTGAGAAAGGGGTGTAAGAATGACAGCGGTCCAATGGAAGCGCCTTGTAAAAAAACAGCTCACCGCGCTGGGGAACGAAGAAAAAGCATACGACTCTGTTATCTCCACCCTGGCGGACATCCTTGAACAAAGGGATGCCGTATATAAGCAATACAGAGATGAGGGCTGTCAACCCGTCCGGGAATACACCAACAAAGGGGGCGCAACCAATATTACCAAGAACCCTCTTTTAGTGCTCTGGGACGATCTGAATAAATCCGCTTTGGCGTACTGGCGGGAGCTCGGTATGACGCCCAGCAGCTACAAAAAAATGACGGGAGACGGGCCGAAGAAGGAAAGGCCCAGAGGGCTGGAGCAAGCTCTTGCCAAAATCGAAGCCTAAAAACTGGGATGCTGTCCTAGAGTACGCCACATCGATACAAAACGGGACAAAAATCGCCTGTGAAGAGCTGAAGCAGGCGGTTGACAGATTCTTTCGGGATCTGGATAACCCAGACTATGAACTCAATCACAAGGACCCAGAGTTTTGCATCCAGGTCATTGAAAAGACCATCTGCCACCAACAGGGAGAAAAGCTGGATGGAACGCCGTTGCGGGGAACTCCATTCCTCTTGGAGCCGTTTCACAAGTTTATCATTTATAACCTGGTTGGGTTCAGGCTTAAAGGCACTAATATTTTACGATTCCACGAAGCACTTATTTACATTCCAAGAAAAAACATAAAGACATCGTTTGCCGCTGCACTGTCCTGGGCTTTATCCCTCCTGTTTCGAAGGTCAGGCTCTAAGATGTATATTGCATCCGCAGCCCTGATGCAATCGTTAGAGTCATTCAATTTCTTGAACTACAACGTAAAGCGGATGGGAGAGGATTCTCGGGATGGTGGGTCTGTGCGGGTCATAGACAACAATAACGAGCACAGCCTGTCGGCCACACTGGGAGACGGATCATTCTATATTCGGGCGCTGGCCGCTAACCCAGACAGTCAGGACTCATTAAACTGCAACATTGCTATCTGCGATGAGATCCACGCGTTTAAACAGCCGAAGCAGTACAACCTCTTCAAGGAGGCCATGAAGGCATATACCAACAAGCTCCTAATTGGGATTTCAACTGCCGGAGATAACGAACAGGCGTTTCTTGGGCAACGATTGAAATATTGCAGGAAGATCCTGAATGGAACGGTAAAGGATGAACAGTACTTCATTTTCATGTGCTGCGCCCCAGAGGGGGTAAAAGACGGGAGTGTAGATTATACAGACCCTAAAATCCACGAGATGGCAAATCCAGCTTATGGGGTAAGCATCCGTCCAGATGAGATCCTGAATGATTCGTTGCAGGCCCAGAATGACCCACAACAGAGAAAAGACTTTTTCGCAAAGTCTCTGAACGTTTACACAAATGCATTGGCCGCCTATTTTGATATCTATGAATTTCGGAAGAGTGATCGGCGGTACAATTGGACGCTGGAAGATTTGTTAAAAATGCCCATTGTGTGGTATGGAGGAGCAGACTTATCAAGGCTTTACGATTTGACTGCGGCGGCGCTATATGGGACATTGAAAAATTATCGTAGAGAAGACGGGAAGATAGTCGATGTAGACATTATTATTCCTCATGCCTGGTTCCCAGTGGTTGCCGCCCATAGAAAAGCCGATGAAGATGGAATACCTCTTTTTGGGTGGAGAGACGATGGATGGTTAGATATGTGTAATAGCCCAACAGTAAATTACGCAGATGTAATCAATTGGTTTATAGACATGAGGCGGCGGGGATTCAAAATCAAGCAAATAGGCCACGACAGAAAATTTTGCCGCGAATATTTTGTTGGAATGAAAAGAGCTAGGTTCAGGATTGTGGATCAACCACAATATTTCTATAAAAAGTCAGAAGGATTTAGACATATTGAGGATCGAGCAAAAAATGGAGAGCTTTACTACCTCCATTCTGAGGCCTACGAATATTGCGTGCAGAATGTCAGAGCTATTGAAAAGACAGATGACATGATCCAATACGACAAGGTACAACCAGAGCAGAGAATTGATATTTTTGACGCATCTGTATTTGCGTGTGTTAGAAAACTGGAAGACATGGAGCGAGGAGATAGGGCAAAACGCTGGCTTGAGGAGGAATAACTGTTGAGCAGAAAAAAACGAAGCAACCACACAACGGAACGCGGACACCCCAATTCAGCGGTTAGCTTCCTGCTCTCGAATGACGCATACGACATGTTGTGCGTTTCGGGATATACCAGGTTGGCCGATAGCCCAGAAATACAGATGGCAGCCGGATGCATTGCTGACTTGATGGGCTCTATGACCATCCACCTCATGCAGAACACGGAAGACGGGGATGTGCGAATAAAAAATGGCCTGTCCCGTAAGCTGGATATCAACCCGAGCGGAAACCTCACCAGATCCGCCTTTATCTCGACAGTAGTCCGGACACTCCTTATAGACGGAGATGGGAACTGTGTGGTTTATCCCAGATTTTCAAGGAGCGGGGATTTAATCGAGGATTTGGAGATCCTGCCTCCCTCCATGATCTCGTTTGTCCCAGATGGGAGAAGCTACTACATACGATACGGAGATCAAACTTTTAGGCCCGATGAAGTATTGCATTTCGCGATCAATCAAGACCCGGAGACTCCGTGGCTAGGTCATGGATACCGCGTAACGCTCAAAGACGTTGCCCATAACCTAAAGCAAGCGGCGGCAACCAAAAGAGGATTTATGGAGTCCAAGTGGAAACCGTCTATCGTTGTAAAGGTCGATGGTCTGACGGATGAGTTTTCAAGCAAAGAAGGACGAAAAAAGCTGCTCGACAGTTACCTGGAGACCTCTGAAGCCGGCGAGCCCTGGATGATCCCGGCGGAAATGTTTGACGTAAAGGAGATCAAGCCACTCACACTGAATGACCTAGCGATCAACGACTCGGTCACAATAGACAAGAGGACTGTAGCTGGGATCATTGGAGTCCCTCCATTTGTGGTTGGAGTCGGAAGCTACAACAGGGACGAATGGAATAACTTTGTTGACAGCAAGCTTATGCCTCTATCAAAAAGGATAGAGCAGGAACTGACCCTCAAGCTCCTGTATTCCCCTGATCTTTATTTTCGATTCAATTCCCGGACGCTCCATGCCTACGACATGAAAGACATGGCGAGTATCGGGCAGGAACTGTATGTGAGGGGAATCATGACGGGGAATGAGGTCAGAGATTGGATTGGTATGACTCCGATGCCTGGACTGAACGAGCCGGTCATCTTGGAAAACTACATCCCGCGAGGGATGATCGCGGATCAAGCTAAGCTGAATGGAGGTGATAACAGTGAATAGAGAAGATATGCAGACGAGGAGTACATCAGGTGCGTTCAAGACCCGGACGGAGGAGGGCGGAGATCTTTATATCGAGGGATATTTCTCCGTTTTTGACAGCAATTATGATTTATGGCCTGGGGCATCTGAGAGTGTGGCGCGCGGGGCGTTTTCTGAGACTCTAGATGGGGATGTCAGGGCCCTTGTAGACCACGAGACGCGGCTTGTGCTAGGCAGGACTACGGCTAACACGCTGGAGCTGCGCGAGGATAACCGTGGACTATGGGGCCGCATTAAAATCAACAGAGATGACAGCGATGCAATGAACCTGTACGCTCGTGTGCAAAGAGGCGATATTACTCAGTGTTCGTTTGGGTTCTCTATCCTTGATGAGGAAACAGAGAATCGAGAAGACGGAAGTGTCCACTGGACCATCCGAAAAGTAAAACTGTATGAAGTGAGCGTCTGCACTTTCCCGGCCTATGAAGATACCGGAGTGGTGGCGAGAAAGCGAGACTATGAGGACATCCAGAAGAGAAAGACTGAGGCATGGAGAAACGCATTGCTCAAAAGACTGAACCCAGGCCAAAGTCAATCGAATGAAACGGGAGGGAAATAACATGGCATTAAAAGCATTGGTCCTGAAGAAGAGACTCAACGAAAAGAAAGAACAACTGGAGGAGCTTAGAAGGGCGGCTGAACAGCTCCAAACCAGGGAAGCCGAACTGGAACAGTCTATCAATGAGGCCGAAACGGACGAGGAAAAGGCCGCGGTCGAGGAGGCGGTGGAACAGTTCGAGCAGGAAAAGGCCGAAAATGAAGCGGCCGCCGGAAAGCTGGAGGGCGAGATCAAAGGAATTGAAACCGAGATCGAGGAGCTGGCAAGAAACGCACCTAAGCCCCAAAATCCAGAAAAACGAGAGGAGAATTTTGATATGGAAACCAGAACCTTTTTTGGCCTGGATGCACAGCGGCGCGATGCTTTCTTGGCCCGGCAGGATGTAAAGGACTTTCTGACAAGAGTGCGTGAGCTTGGGAAGCAGAACCGCTCTATTACCGGAGCGGAGCTGACCATCCCGGACGTTATGCTTGGCCTGATCCGCGAGAATATCAGCAAATACTCCAAGATGATCTCTCGCGTTAATCTGCGGAGCGTGCCCGGAACGGCTCGGCAGAACATCATGGGCACAGTCCCCGAAGCCGTCTGGACCGAGATGTGCGCCAAGCTGAACGAGCTGGAGCTTTCCTTCAACCAGATTGAGGTGGACGGCTACAAGGTCGGCGGCTTTATCGCAATTTGCAATGCGACCCTGGAGGACTCCGACCTCTCTCTGGCGAGTGAGATCATGGAGGCGCTTGGTCAGGCAATCGGCTATGCGCTGGACAAAGCTATCCTTTACGGGACGGGAAAGAAGATGCCGATCGGCGTAGTGACCCGGCTGGCTCAGGCCACAGAGCCTGACGACTGGGGTGCAAATGCGCCGACATGGAAAGATGTCCACACCAGCAATATCGTCAAGCTGACTGCGGCCACTGGCGCGGATCTTTATAAGTCCATCATCTTGACCGCGGGTGTCGCCCGGTCTACTTATGCCAGAGGCAGCCTGACCTGGGTCATGAACGAGACCACAAAGGCAAAGCTGACTGCGGAGGCTCTGGTCATCAATGCGGCGGGGGCTATCGTATCCGGTCAGGGGAATACCATGCCGGTCCTGGGCGGTGACATTGTCACCCTGGACTTCATCCCTGATAACGATGTGATCTTCGGCTATTTTGACCTGTATCTTCTGGCCCAGCGCGCTGGAACCACCCTGGCTCAGAGCGAGCATGTTCGGTTCATCGAGGACCAGACTGTGTTTAAGGGTACGGCCCGCTATGATGGTATGCCCGTGTTTGGCGAGGCTTTTGGTGTCCTGAATATCAATAACACTGCCCCCACCACGACCGTGACATTCCCGCCTGACAGCGCAAACCCTTAACGGCGTCCCTGGCTACGCTGGGGCTTGGGACGCTGACTCTGACGCCGACCTTTGATCCCGGCGTGACAGAGTATAGCACCAGCACCACAAATCAGAGCAATACGGTCACCGCGACTGGGGCGAATGGCTCCACCGTCTCCATTACTGTCAATGGAGCGCCGCACAAAAATGGGGCATCAGCTACTTGGGAAGAGGGCCCTAACACTGTCAAAGTGACAGCGAAAAACAACACCGGAGAAAAGGTCTACACTGTAACTGTGACAAAGACGGGGGCTTGATATGGGCTGCGCATTTTATGAGGCCCAGGCGCTGGAAATCCTGAAAATAGATCTTCAACGCCTGGGCCCGCTGCCCGGAGACAGCACATATCTCCTATCCCTCCTCAGGGCGGCAAAATCAAACCTGGATAGGCAGGGTGTTGAGGAGAGCGGCGACGAAGACTATTTACAGCTTGTGGTAGGGACCGCTGCCTGGATGTACCGGAAGCGGATCAACGGGGAGTCTGAGCCCATCTACCTGAAAAGGATGCGTCACGATCTGCTCATATCTCAGAAAATGAGGGGTGAGGAAAATGCTCCATGACTCCGGGATCGTGACTATCTACAAGGTCTCTGTGGATGAGAATGGCCCGCCGCCAAAAGTGGAAAAGCTCGTGAAGAGATCTACTCATTATTTTGGAGAAATGACAGTCGGAATCCAGAGGTATTATGAAGCGGCAAAAGTGGGCCAGCAAATCGACCGCCTTATCGAGATATGGAGAGACCCAAACATCAAAACTCGGGATATTGCCCAAATAGAAGACCGGTTTTATTTCATTCGGCAAATCACCCCTACAAAAGATGAAGATTGGATTCTGGTCACGCGGCTCTCACTTGAGGAGGATGACTCCGGGACCTGGAGTGCAAAGCTATGAGTATAAAACCAGATCAACTCGTTTCCGTTGTGATGGGCACTCTTTCGGATTATGAGGATGAGATCTCCGAGGGGGTCAAAAAGGACATCGAAAAGGCCGGGAAGGAAGCCCTGAAAGAAGTAAAAGCAAGGTCTCCTCAGAAGACTGGGCGGTACAAGAAGGGCTGGAGGATGGGGAAGAGAAGAAATGGAACATCCTCAAAAAGCAGCGGGGTCGTGATCTACAATAAAACGGATTACCAGCTGACACATCTCCTTGAACACGGCCATCAGAAAGCGAACGGAGGAAGGGTAGAAGGGAAACCACACATCAGGCCGGCCGAAAAAGCGGCTGAAAAGATGTTAGTCAGGGATATCACAAACACGATAAGGGGGGCCTCGGTCTGATGAATTATCAAGAGCTGGATGAAATTCTGAAAGAGACTGGGGTCCCCTTTACATTCCACCACTGGGAGAATCCTGGTCCACCGCCCTACGGGGTATATCTTGATGATTACACAGAAAACTTTGCTGCGGATAACATCTCCTATTTCGAGATATCTCACTGCAATGTGGAGCTCTACACAAGGCAAAGGGACCCTGAGATTGAGAAGAAAATTGAAAAAACGCTGAATAAGCACGAGATATACTGGGACAGAATGTGTTCCTATATCGAGAGCGAAAGCCTGTATCAGACAACATACGAAATTGAGGTGTAATTATGGCATCCAACAAGGTTAAATTTGGACTGAAAAATGTCCACTATGCGCTCCTGACTGACGATGATGGCACCATCACATATGAAACACCGGTCCCCATTCCCGGCGCGGTGAGCATGTCACTTGCCCCCCAGGGTGAAACAAATACATTCTATGCGGATAATATCGCCTATTATGTATCGACAGCCAACAACGGGTATCAGGGGGACTTGGAGATCGCAGTTATTCCAGATTCTTTCCGCAAGGACGTGTTGGGAGAAACAGAGGACGAAACCTCCAAAGTCCTGATTGAGAACGCAAGCGCGGAGGCAAAGCCCTTTGCTCTGCTCTATCAGTTTGAAGGAGACCAGAAAGCCAGCCTGCGGGTCCTGTACAACTGCTCTGCCGCCCGCCCCAATGAGGACGGGTCTACGATCAGCGAGACAAAGACCCCCAGCACGGAAACGCTGTCCATCACCGCTTCCCCGCTGGCGGATGGAAAAGTCAAGGCAAAGACCACAGACACCACGACTGAAACTGTGATCCAGAATTGGTTCAAGTCTGTCTGGCAGCCTAGTGTTGGGGTGTAAGGATGGAAACTGAAATTCTGATCGATGGGAAAAGGATCAAGTTTCGGGCTACTGCCGCAGTCCCCCGGCTGTACCGCATCAAATTCAGGCGGGATATCATTCAGGACATGAAGGTCGTACAAAAGGCCATGGAACGAAAAGACCGAGATTCTGAAAATATCCCTCCCGAGGCGCTGCAACTGTTTGAAGACATGTCCTACATCATGGCAAAACATGCGGGGAAAGATGAGGTGCCGGAGTCACCAGATGAGTGGTTGGATGGCTTTAATACATTCTCAATCTATCTTATCTTTCCTGTAATTCGTTCTTTGTGGGAAGGGAATGTGGAGTCACTTGCAGAAGCTAAAAAAAAACTAGAGCAGTAGACCGGGAGATCACGACTCCTCTTTTGATGCTTAGGGCGGTCCAGCTTGGAATATCTATTCGGGACCTAGACCTACTCACTATCGGAATGATAAATGATATGTTTGTAGAGGCAGAGAACGACAAGCTGGACCATCCAGTTATCGCAACACAAGAAGATATGGACCGCTTTTAGGAGGCGCAAATGGCCAATAATATTCGGGGCATTACAATCGAAATCGGTGGAGATACCACAAAACTTGATAAAGCGCTGTCTGGGACCAACAGAAAGCTAAACGAGACCCAGAAGGACCTAAAAGCGGTCGAAAAGGCATTGAAGATGGACCCGGGCAACACCGAGCTTTTGGAGCAGAAACAGAGGTTACTTGCAAATGCCGTAGAAGCGACTGGAGAAAAGCTAAACACACTGAGGGAAGCCGCAAAGAGCGCAGATGAAGCGCTGGCACGCGGTCAGGCATATGAAGCAAAATATGCTCCCCTAAAACAGGAAATAGATGAAGTATCCGCATCTCTTAAGGGGTTGCAGGCCAACCAAGAACAGATGTCGAGAGACCTTGCATCCGGGAAGATATCAACCGAGACTTATAATAATTTCCGAAAAACCATTTACGAGACAACGCAAACCCTGAATGGTCTAAAGGAAAAGCAAAAAGAAGTTGAGGCGGAATTTTCGGGCGCAAAGATGAACCAGCGTCAGTATGACGCCTTACAGAGAGAATTGGCCGAAACAGCAAAAGAGTTCGAAGATGCTGAGGAGGCTGCCGATAATTTCAGTGTAGCAGCATCAAAAATTAGTTCAAACGCAGGAAGCATTGCAGACGGAGCCAGTAAAATCCAAAATGCAACGAAAGGAATCTCAACAGCGGCAGCCGGAGTACTGACCGCAGCTGCGGCAACAGTTCCAGCGACAGAAGAACTGAGAACATCGTTGTCTATGCTGGAGAATAATGCTCGTCAAGCTGGAGTTGGGGTAGATGCCACAAAAAAGGCTTTTGAAGACCTCTATGTGGTATCTGGTGAAACAGATAGCAGTGTGGAAGCCGTTTCCAACCTCCTCCAGTCTGGATTTACTGAGAGCAATCTGCAAAAAGCGGTGGAGGGTCTTGCAAATGCCGCCACCACATTTCCAGACACGATCAAAATTGAGAGTCTTGCTGACAGCTTGCAGGAAACGATCGCAACCGGGAGCGCAACCGGACAGTTCGCTGAATTACTGGACCGAATGGGAATTGGAGCAGAAAATTTCTCCGAAAGTCTCGCCCTCTGTACAGATCAGACACAGAGGCAGCAGCTTGCACTTTCTGTTCTTGTTGATGGGCCGCTTCACGGCGCATATGAAGGTTGGAAGCAAAATAATGAGAGCCTTACAGAAAATAGAGAGTCTTCACTGAGATTCCAGGAAGCGATGGCGGATTTGGCTGAAACAATCCTGCCAACAATTACTGAGATTGTGGAATTGATGTCGGATTTACTCGGTTTGTTCAACAATCTTCCGGACGGGGTTAAGGCCGCGACTGGAGTAACCTTACTTTTCGTAGCAGCATTGGGGCCGATTGCAGGCATGATTGCAGCAATAGCAACTGTGACATCGGTAGCGGGGGCGTCAATGACAGCTTTTCTCCCGGTAATTTTGGCCGTAACAGCAGCACTTGTTGCATTAGCGGTCATCATTGCCACCATAACAGGGAAAAGCGATGAAATGAATAGGTCCCTAAGCTCCGTTGGACGAGGGAGTGGATTTGGTGGAAGGTCCCTGACCCTATCAACCGAAGATGTGCCGCACCTTGCCAGCGGCGGTGTAGCTAAAAAGAACAGCCCGTTTTTAGCTGTGGTGGGAGACAATACACAAGAGGACGAGATCATTGCTCCCTATTCTACGGTCAAACGGGCGGCAACACAGGGAATCTTGGAAAGCGGCGTGCTCAATAGCCAGAGAGGGCCGAAGACGGCGGTCATGGCGCTGGATGGCCGGACCTTTGCCAGATTGGAGACTCCCTATATCCTGGAGGAGTTCAACAGGATCGGCGTAAAATTCCAAAAGTAAGGAGTGAGCCTATGGCGCAGCTCATGTGGGTGGTCATGGATGGAATGACCTATAAAGTGCGGGTTAAATCAAATGAGCCGTTTGAAGAGTCGTTCCGGATAGAGGATGGCGAAAATAACATGATCCTGCTCAACGGAGAGGAAAGCCGGGATGTCCTCGGGACCTACTACGACCATACCCTATCCATTGAACCGGACCCCCGGTATCTGTCTGATTATGACAGCTTCTACGAAGCGATAAGCGCACCGGTAGACTACCATACGATCACTATGCCGCATGGTCAGACGGATATGTCCTATAAGGCAAAAGTAGTAAGTGGGTCCCATAAGCTGAGGGGAAAAATCAATGGGAAGAGATACTATTATGGGCTCCAGGTCCAATTCCAGCCCCTTGCCCCTCAGCGTGAGCCGAGCTGAGGTGGACTATGGCACGCAACAAGATAGTTTATCGGGGAACCACCTATGACCGGCTTGCGGCTGGGACCGTATATCTCTCCAAATCTCTGCTAGGGGATGAGCTGGAACCAAATACGCTCTCCGTTACAGTGGAAACAGAAAGCAAGGCACTTTTAAGCTTTGAGATAGATGATCCAGTCACCTATTTTTATCAGGACAACAAGAGAGGGACATTTTACCTGCAAAACGTTACTCAGGTCGCATGGAACAAGTATGACCTTTACGCCACCAGCGCGATAGGGCTCCTGCTGAAGCGGGTACACCGGGGCGGAATATACAGCGGGACATCTGCTGAAAGTCTCCTGTCCAGTATATGTGGGCCCATTCCCTTTCGGATGCAGACAAGATTCTCAAGCTCGAAGCTTTACGGCTGGCTCCCGTATGTAAAGCCGCCGGCCAGTTCGGCGCGAGACAATTTTATGAAGGTGCTTTTCGCGCTTGGAGCAACGGTAACTGAGGACCTTGATGGGGCACTCAAAATAGAGGAGCTGTGGGACGGCGTATCTGGAGATGCGCAAAAAAACAGAATGGGCCAGGGGGCCTCTGTGATCCGCGAGGGAAAGGTCACCAGCGTATCGCTGATCGAGCATCAATGGGTACAAGGAGGAGATCAAACAGATCTTTTTGAAGGGACCGCTGCACAAGGTACAGAAATCGTGTTCGATGAGCCGATGTACAACTTGACGGCCAGCGGATTTTCCATCCTGGAGCGGGGAGCAAATTATGCAAAGCTTTCTGCCGGATCTGGAACCTTAAGGGGGACCGCATATGTCCACAATACGCGGCTGATTGAGACAAAAATATTAAACTCTTCGACCGAAAATGTAATTTCCGTGGAAGACCAGACGCTCATCTCTCTTGTAAATTCGTCCGGAGCGGCCAAAAGACTCGCAAACTACTACAAATGCCTCGAAACAATAGACGCACCCCTTGTCTACAATTTGGAGAACCCTGGGGAGCTTCTGACAACGTATCACCCATTTGACAAGACAAATGTGAGCGCATGCATCAAAACAGAAGAAATTACAATGTCCAACAAGCTAAAGTCTCAGTCCACGCTTCTAGTCGGATTTACCCCCATCAGGCAGGAAGGGAGTGAATCTTACGAATATCATGTGGTTTTGACCGGAAGCGGGACCTTTACCTTCCCGGAAGGAACTACCTCAGCAAGAGCTGTATTGATTGGCGCGGGTGGTGCTGGTTTTGATGGGAGCCCGGGTGGAGATTCGACCGAGACCTGGGAAGACGAAGAGATCAAGACGACCAGGATCAACCTGACTGCCCCCACCACCTCGGCAAGCGACTCCAGCAATGTGAGCAACAGAGGAGCGGGAACGCCCGGGAACGGAGGAGCAGGAGGTGCCGCCGGAACACCGGGAAAGGTGTATGAGGTGACATTCAGCCCAAGTAGTGGGTCCAGGATATCGTATGCGTGTGGAGTCAAAGGCACTTCAAATGGAGCCCTCGGTGGAGCAACTACTTTCGGAAGTTATTCATCGAACAGTGGCAGCACGAGCTCTGCTGGCTATACGGACATCATAACCGGAATCACATACGCTAAGAGCGGTGACAGCGGAGCAGACGGCGGAAAAGGCGGTTCGGGTGCTGATGGCGAGAGTGTTGGCGACGTGTCAGGAGGAAAACAGGAACCTTCTGGCTCGGCAACCAGAAGCGATTCTGATACACAACGTGCTTCAAGTTCAAATATGTATATGGACATTGACGCGACCGCAAATTTCTCCCTGGGAGCCGCCGGCGGAGGCGGGGCTGGAGGAAACTCCGGCAGCAATTCTGGAACTCCTGGGGGTGATGCAGAAGTCGGAAGTGTGCGCTTAAGCATCACAACAGGATACATAAACGCATTTGTGTACCCAAACAAGGGTGGAACGGGTGGAGACGGTGCGGATGGGGCTGATGCATCCGTCTATGGATGCTCTGGTTCTGGTGCCGGAGGAGGCGGCGGGGCCGGAGGGGATAGCTCTGCATCTTCAAATGTCTCAGCGCAGTATTACGTCTATAACATCACGACTCAAACTAGAACTGATTTCGGTATCAACAATAATGCTGGCGGTGCCGCTGTTAGAAAAGGCGGAGCCGGTGGCAAAGGTGGAGCTGGCGCGGACGGCTGCATCATCCTGTATTACGGCGTTACGACTCCGGTCCAGGACGGCCAGCTCAAGGACAAAAACGGCCTGATGCTGCTGGACAAGTACGGCAGACGGCTCATTGTATAGGAGGGTAGACATGGCAACGATAGACGAACTGGATGCCCAGGTGGCACAGCTCAGGGCGGAAGTGGAGCAGCTGCGGGGGCAGATCGCCAGTGCGGGAGTCAATGCTCTGGCTGCGGCTCCCTCTGGCTATTACATGCTCAAATACAGCGGCGAAGAGATAGACACGAAACTAGGCAAGATTTGATGGAGGTGATCGCTGTGCTCTATATGCAGGACTGGCATATTTGTGTCCCGGCAGATTTTTCGCTGGGGTTTGAGGGGGACAACAATGCCGTTACCCTGGAGATCAGCACAGATCTGCCGGAAGGCTGGGACCTGAAGGTCGATGTGGCAAAAGATGGAGAGAAAAACATCATCCAGCTCAACCGCAGAGATAACGTCTACTATGCACTCCTCACCTCCTCCATGCTGGCGGATGATGGGGTCTACGAGATGCAGGTGCGGGGGACATTGGGAGATCAGGTCCGGCACAGCAATATTTTCCTATCCCATGTGCATAACTCCATCAACGCCACAGACGCCTTCCCCCCTCCCCTGCCCTCTGAATTTGAGCAAATGGAGGACAGGCTCACCAGCATCAACAATAATCCGCCCCAGCCCGGCGAGAATGGATACTGGCTGGTCTGGGACCCTGATGACATGGAGTACAAGGAGTCTGATATCCCTCTCCCCGCGGAAGGTGGGACTGTTGGGATTACAGATTACAATAAGCTCAAAAACAGGCCCAGCATCAACGGCGTAGAACTGATCGGAAATAAAACATCAGACGAGCTCAAAATACCGGCAGGAGAAAAGGGCGAGAAGGGCGACCCCGGTCCAGAGGGGCCGGCTGGACCAAAGGGGGACCCGGGACCGACCGGACCGCAAGGCCCAGAGGGGCCAGTTGGCCTACAAGGGCCGAAGGGAGATACCGGCGAACAAGGCCCGGCCGGCGAGCAGGGACCTCCGGGAGAGCGTGGACCGGAAGGCCCCCAGGGTCCGAAAGGCGACCAGGGCGAGCAGGGAAAGCAAGGACCTAAAGGAGACCAGGGAGAACCCGGCCCGCAGGGACCCGCCGGAATAGACGGGACCTCATTTGTAGTGAGAGACCGCTTTGATACCCTGGAGGAACTGAAATCCGCCCACCCCATTGGTGAGCCTGGGGATGCTTATGCCGTGGGCTCGGAAGATGACAACACGATCTACATCTGGTCGGAAGACCTGATGAACTGGAAGAGCATCGGCAAGCTCCAGGGGCCAGCGGGACCGCAGGGCCCGAAGGGAGAGCAAGGACCAAAGGGAGAGCCCGGGGAACAAGGAGAGATCGGCCCGAAAGGCGATACAGGCCCCGCCGGTCCGCAGGGCGAGCAGGGTCCTAAAGGCGATAAGGGAGAGCCTGGGGAGACAGGTCCAAAAGGAGATGTGGGCCCAGAGGGGCCGCGAGGCCAGCAAGGCATCCAGGGCCCTCCCGGTGAGAAGGGAGACACTGGCGACCAGGGTCCAAAGGGAGATCAAGGAGAGCAAGGACCTGAAGGGCCTGCTGGAGCTCAGGGGCCCATTGGGCCAGAAGGTCCCAGAGGGGAACAGGGCCCACAAGGGGAGCCCGGTCCGAAAGCAGAGCCGTTTTCGGTGACCCTTACGGGATCTGGATGGGCTGAAAACGAGCAAACGGTGAGCCACGATAAGATTTTAACGGGTGCTTATTCCTACATCGTATGTCCGGCTGAAGGATCATATATGGCTTATGCCACAGCTATTGTGAGGGCAAAGGATGTGGGCACAAACGGACAAATGACCTTTGTGTGTACGGAGACACCCGAAGCGGACCTTGTGGTAAATATCCTTAGAGTGGAGGCGCAAGATGGTATTTAACATGGTGGGCGGCGCAGGCGGTGGTATCAAGCTGGAGAGCATTGCCATCACGACACCGCCTGACAATATCACATATCTCCCCGGAGAGGTCTTTGACCCTGCGGGGATGGTGGTCACGGCGTCGTACTCCAACGGGGCCACCCTGACGGCTACCGGCTGGACCTACTCCCCCAGCGGAGCACTGCCGGAGGGGACGAGTGAGGTGGAGATCATCTACACCGAGGCTGGGGTAACAAAGACCGCTGTGCAGGCCATCACTGTGGAGCGTGGGACCATCTCTGTGCCCACGGTATCTGGGAGCCTTACATACAATGGACAAGCCCAGAGCCCTACCCTGACGGGATACGATGCAGACAAGATGGTCCTATCCGGCGACACGTCCGGCACGAATGCTGGGAGCTATACGGCGGTGGTCACCCCAACAGAGCAGTACAAGTGGGCGGACGGAAGCACGGAGGCGAAGGATATCCAGTGGTCTATTGCTAAGGCCACCCCCAGCATCACGTTTGACCCGGCATCTGTGAGCCTGGATACCTCCACCACATCTCAGGCGGTGGCTGTCACCTACACGGGGGACGGCACTCTGTCCGCACAGTCTGATAACTCCGGCGTAGCTACAGCATCCCTGGAGGGGACAACCCTGACAGTAACAGGCGTTGAGACCGGCAACACGGCCATCCAGGTATCGGCCAGCGAGGGGACAAACTACACGGCGGCCAGTGCCTCTCTGAGCGTGGCGGTGCAGTTTGCGATTATCATTCCGGTGGTGCCGAGCCAAAAGGGTACGCTTACTTATAATGGCGAAGCACAAAGGGCAGAATGGAACGACCTTAACTCAGAAGAACTTATTTTGGTTGGGGCATCATACCAAACAAACGCCGGGACTTATACTATGGGATTTCAACCGAATCCCGGCTACCAGTGGTTGGATGGGACTACGGAGACGAAAAACGCGACGTGGACGATTAGGAAGGCAAACAACAGCATCTTGTTATCACCTCTTGGCAAAATTATCCTTAACGCAAATAATAAATCGGTTACCTATACAGTGAGCGCACAATTTGGTGGAGATATAAGCGTATCGTGGAACAATCCAGATTACTCACAATATGCAAGCTTTTCGGTCAATGAAGAAAATAAAACAGTCACAGTATTGGCAAAAAAGGAACTACCAAATAATCAAAACTATATTTCTTTGCGTTTTACATCTGAAGAATCCGAAAATTGGAATTCTTGGGCTGTTTCATCATCAATTGATATCGAATCCCTCACCTCCGTCTTCGGCGTCTCCTGGGACAGCTCCAACCCATCCACCGCCTTGACCCGTCTGACCAAAGCCAACGATCCCAACAAGCTGGTCACTGTGGACATCACAACCGAGCCCGTACCCGCAGTTGGGACAGGTTCAGGGTCCTCACCATTCGACAAATATATGCCGTGGATGGGGATGGAGGAGTATAACATCGTTAATACTTCTGGAAAAGTTTTAAACAAGAAAGGCGAATCTGGATTTACAAGGACAAACATTAGTGTGCCTGTAATGGTAAAAATCCCGAAGTTTTACTACAAAATCGAAAGGATAGGAAGCATCTTCCGATATTACGTTGCGGATGGGCCAGTAGACGGACTTTCTTTGCATCCGGGAAGCGGTGATAATTATTTGGGGAGGTATGAGGCCGGTGAAGCATCGTCGGGTACAATGGGGCTTATTCTTGCCAGCTATTCCGGTACGACCCCGAGTGTGAGCAAAACAAGAAGCACATTCCGGGATTACGCCAGAAACATGGCCTCCGGCTTCCAGCTCCGTGACATCGCCGCATGGTGCGCTTATGATTTGTTGTATCTGGTCGAATACGCCGATTGGGAGGGTCAAAAGAAGATAGCTCAGGGCCTCGTCAACAACCCATCAGTCAACAAAACTGGATTGACCGACGCCATGGTCTACCACACCGGAAGAGCAAACTCGAGTGATAATAGTGCGGTGCAGTACCGTTGGATTGAGAACCCGTGGGGGAATGTTCGGGAGTGGGTAGATGGAATCAACTTCCAAAACCGGACTGCTTATATCTGCACCGATCCTACCAAGTATGCTGACGACACCACCGCCAACTATACCTCCACCGGTGTCACTCTCAGCTCCACCACTGGCTGGATCAAAGGCTTGGGCCTATCCACCGATTTTCCGTGGGCCTATCTACCTAATGAGCCCGGAGGTAGTTCGACTACCTACATCCCGGACTATATGTACTCCGGCGGCGGCTGGCGTGTGCTTAATGTCGGAGGTTCCTATAGTAAGCGCTTGAATGGCGGTCAGTTTTACTTCGACGCGAGTAACACGTCATCGGACAAGAACTCCGACCTCGGCGCCCGTCTCCAGTTCCGGGAGGTGAAATCATGAGAGTAAGAGGCGATAACGACCCCGGCACGTTCTCCATTGAGGCCATGCCCAATAAACCCGGATGGTGTCTGGTGCGGTTCTATGAGAATGTCGAAGAATACCATGAGCAGTTGGACGAGACCACCATCACAGGCTGGGAGTATGACGAGTATCACCTGGAACAGCCCACCATCTCCCAGGAGGATATCGAGGGCAACCTTGAGGTCTATCTGAGAGCGGCGAAGGAAAACGAGGTCACCCCAGAGAGCCGCCTGGAGGATGTGGAGCAAAACAAGGCAGACAAGCAGGAGGTCGCCGCAGTATGGGACAGCTTGGCGGCGGCGTACCAGGAGGGGGTGCAGGAGGCATGATGACGAATCAGGAACTCATTCTGGGCGTAATGCGCGCCCAGGGCAAGGCCGACGCACTGGATCTCCGCGCCCGAGCGCCGGAGCTGGACGGAACGGCCATTATCGCAGAGGAGGCCAAGGTGCCGCAGTTCGACGGCACGAAGGATTACTCCAGCTGGGCCATCGGCTCCCCCGTGTGGGAGGAGGTCAACGGAGAGCGGCAGATATTCACCCTGCTCCAGCCACACAACGCCAGCCACTACCCCGGGAGCACCCCGTCCAATACGCCGGCGCTGTGGTCGATCCGGCACACCAAAGACCCCTCTAAGGCAAAGGAGTGGCTGGCACCCAACGGCACCAGCGGCATGTACATGCCTGGGGAGTGCTGCGTGGATGGCGGCGTAGTATATCGCTGCCTGACGGACAACACCGTACATAGTCCAACAGATTACCCGCAGGCGTGGGAAAGGGTATAAAAAATCCCCCTGTAGGAGCTTAACTACAGGGGGCGCATCCGATTGTCGAAAAAGGGGGTAACCTTTTTGAATTGGGAGCCGGATGCAACGCCAGTATAGCACATCAAAAGAGGGCCCGCAAGAGGAGAGAAAAAATTTTGTCGAAATGGAGGTCAATACTTACCTGATGGATGATAAATGCTTGATTGACCCACAAAGAGACTGCCTTGGACTCCAAAAGGCAAACATGCTGGAGCGGCAGATGGAGAAAATGCAGGAGCAGGCAAGAGATACCCACAATAAGCTGTTTGACCGAATAAGAGACCTGGAAAAAGCGGAAGCAGCCAGGAACGAGCAGTACGAGAACATCATGGGAAAGCTGGACAAGTTGATCGCTTGGCAGGAGGCAGAACAAGCGGCCCCAAAGAAGAGATGGGATTCCATCAAGGATAAGGCCATCTGGGCTGTATTGGCCGCAGTGATTGCTTTCCTGCTGGGAAGGATCGGCCTATGAGCACGCAGATGATCCTAGCCGTTGTAGCGGCCTTCGCACTGGGGTGCGTGTTCTGTCTGGGGCTGTGGTGGCTGTCCACCCACCGGTCCAAAAGGGGCCGCACAGAGACCATGAAGGCCATCGTCTGGCTGTGCCTGTTCAATGGCTTCGCATGGGGGTGGTGCTCCTATCTGCTGGCCTTTCTGGGTCGTGAGCAGATCGCAGAACAGCTATCCGGGAAAGCTGTCACAGAGATCATTGCCGTGATCCTGGCTTACGCCATCAAATCCATACTGGAGAACCTGAGCAAACATAAAAACTGGCCGGATAGATCCGGCAAAAAGGAGGAAACGACCCATGAATGAACTGACCAACTATCTGCCCATGCTGCTGGCCCTGGTGCTGGCGCTGACCCTGGTGACCAACATCATCGTACAGGTGCTCAAGAGCCTGCTGTACGATATGCTCCCCACCAACCTGCTGGCCTTCCTGGTGGCCGCGGTAGTGACGGTGGGGGCGGGCTTCGGCCTGTGGTCCTATTACCGCTTTGCCATCACCGGCTGGATGATCGTGGCGCTGATCGCCCTCATCTTCCTGGTGGCCTTCTCTGCGATGTTCGGTTATGACAAACTGGTGCAGCTGATGGAGCAGGCGGGGTGGATCAAGGCACAGAAGTGAGGAGGCGCACTATGGCAACCGCTGAAAAGATATTGGAGATCGCCCGGTCGCAGATCGGGACCAAAGAATCCCCGGCCAAAAGTGATAATGTGAAATACAACACTGCCTACTATGGCAGAGCAGTCTCGGGCGGTGGATATCCCTGGTGTGCCGTGTTCGTCTGGTGGGTGTTCCGGGAGGCTGGGGCCTCTGACCTGTACTATGGCGGAGATAAGACCGCCTACTGCCCCACGCTGATGTCCTTCCACAAGAAGCAGAAGGTGACTGACTACCGGCCGGGAGACATCGTGTTCTTCAATTTCTCCGGCAGAAGCTCCGCCGGACATGTTGGCATCTGCGAGAGCTGGGACGGGACCTACATCACCACCATTGACGGCAACACCGGAAGTGCCAGTGAGGACAACGGAGGTGCGGTACTGCGCCGCCGGAGACACAAGAAATTCATTGTGGGCGCATATCGCCCCGAATATCAGGAGGATGATGATATGACTCAGGATCAGTTTGATGCAATGATGGAAAACTGGATGTCCAGACAGGCCAAGAAGAAACCGACCCAGCAGTGGGAAATTGAAGGGCTGGAAAGAGTGGTTAAGGCTGGCGTTACAGATGGGTCCAGGCCCATGGGTTTGTGTACTCGACTGGAGGCTGCTATGATGGCGGCTGCAAATAAGTAATAAGGACGTGACCAAATGAGTGCAAGAGTAAAACTTCCAGAACCGTTGGACAGGCTCTTGCGCTCTCAGCTCGAAACAGCCATTCAGGAAGCTGCCTTCCATAGAGATGATGACTTGATTGCAAGGCGATATATCATCGAAAAATGGGCGCAGATAGATATTGCCGCCGAACTGGGCTGGCGTAGATCAACTGTTGGAGATCACTTGAAATATATTTTAAAGCGAGTGATAGAGGTCTCTGAGCAGCTGTACACAAAACGTACATAAACCGCACAAAACCCCGACTGGGACCGCACCCAGCCGGGGAATTTTTTTGCGATAATTTAAGCATGGAGGACGTGGGGATCAAGGGTTGGTACACGTCGCCGCCCTCCTCACGGACTCCATTATTTTTATACAAAGGACGTGTGATATATGACCCCGGTAGAAAGGCTGGTGGCTGCCGGCATCCGACCGGACTGTGCCGCCGAGAGTGTGATGTGGTATCAGGCCCAGGGGGATGACTATGGGCTCCAAAAATACTTGGACGAGGTAGAAGCAAGAAAGGAGGCGCTGGACAATGGCCGGATTTCCTAATTATACATACCCCGCTTATGGCGGATACAACCCAGTAACTCCGTTTGCGCCTGCTCCACAGATCTACCAGCCTATGCAGCAGCCCTCTCCGCAACCCGTACAGGCCGCACAGACGGTTGGGAATACAAACACACAGCCTAACTTTTTCTGCCGTCCTGTGGCCTCCCGAGAGGAGGCGCTTGGGGTCCCGGTAGACTTTATGGGTGCTCCAATGTTCTTCCCGGACCTTGCCCATAATGTGGTCTACATGAAACGATTCAATACCAACAGCGGTGCAGCTGATGTGTTCGAGTTTAAGCTCGATGTACCCAGAGAAAAACAGCAACAAGCCCCTGCGCAGGTGGCGGCCTTTGCTCCACTGGACGAGTTTATAGACATGAAGGACACAGTGCAAAACCTAAAAGATGAGGTGGACAGACTGAAAAAGCCCGCTGGAAAGGCAGTGAAAAAGAATGATGCCTCCGATGAATAATCCCATGATGGCTATGCTCCAGATGGCACGGAACGGCGGAAATCCCATGCAAATGCTCCAGCAAATGGCTGGGCAGAACCCACAGGCCGCCCAGGCTATGCGGCTCATCCAGGGGAAAAACCCGCAGCAGCTCCGCCAAACTGCGGAGAACATGGCAAAGCAGAGAGGGACCTCAGTTGAGGAGATCGCAAGACAGCTTGGGATTCCGATGAAATAAAATAGCGCACTCTTTATCAGTTTTCGGGTCTTGATAAAAACCGCTCTTTGGAAACATCCGGGGAGCGTACGGCCCCGATGTAATAACTGATAAAGGAGTATATACAATGGATAACGATTTTGCGACTGGCTATGCGCTGGGCAGCGATTCCAACGGCGGAAACTGTAACAACGGCGGCTTCTGGGGCGGTGACGGCTGGTGGGCTATCATCATCTTTGCCATGATCTTCGGCTGGGGCCGCGGTGGTTTCGGCGGCTTCGGTGGTGGCGGTGCCAGCACTGATCCCGGACTCCAGGGCCTTGCCACCCGCGCAGATGTAAACGAGGCCATTGCCTTCAACGGTGTGGAGCGCGGCATCTCTGCTATCCAGCAGGGCATCTGTGACAGCACCTATGCCCTGAACAACAGCATCACCAGCGGCTTCAACAACACCAATGTGGCTCTGCTTCAGGGCTTCAACGGTGTCCAGTCTCAGATGTGCAATATGGCCGCTCAGGCTCAGGATTGCTGCTGCCAGACCCAGCGGGCCATCGATGGTGTGAATTACAACATGGCGACCAATACCTGCGCCATCCAGAACACCATCCAGGGCAGCACCCGCGATATCCTGGAGAATAACAACTCCAACACCCGCGCCATTCTGGACTTCCTGACTCAGAGCAAGATCGATTCCCTCCAGGCGGAGAATCAGTCTCTCAAGCTGGCTGCCTCTCAGGCCAACCAGAACAGCTACCTGACCGCTACTCTGGATGCCCAGACCTCTGAGCTGATCCGCCGGATCAACCCCATGCCTGTGCCCGCCTATCAGGTGCCCGCCCCCTATCCCTACTGCGGGGCCTATAACAATGGCTGCGGCTGTGGCTGCTAAATTGCATCAAAATCGAGGCAATTAACTTTCCGGCTCTGCCGTGACTATTTCGGGGCGGTGGGCTGAGTGTCTGCCGCCCCTGATTTTTGGAGGTAATTATGTCTTGTAAACCTGTATGCAGACTCTGTGACCGGCTTGTGATCTCTCAGGCGGTCGCTTTTACCGGCGGGAACCTGGAGATCAACCTGCCTGCTGGCGCCTACAACAACGGAGAGAAGTATTGCGTGGTCGTGGCTCAGGCCATCCCCGACACCACTACCATCAATGCTCCGGTATATTTTACCATCGGGACCGGGACTACTCTCTATCCCATGACAAAGCGGAATTGCGCTCAGGTCACCGCCTGTGGCATCCGTACCCGGACCAAATACTCTCTCTGTGTCGTTACTACCCCAACCGGAGGTTCGTTCCGTATGCTGGGCACTCCCTGCTGCTCCCCCAGCAACAACCTAACCAGCATTGACGGGGGCGCTGCTCCCGCCCCTACGGCGTAAGGAGGGATCAAAATGAAACGATCCACACGGATGATGCTCATGTCCAGTGGCAGCAATCGCCGCTACAACGATGGACGCAGCTATGAAA